AATAATTTCTGTTCTGCCATATTAATTACTCTGTGGTCTAAAGTAGTTTCTTAGTTCAGCCTGTTCTTCTTCAGATAATCCATCCATTACATCACTAATAACAGCGGCTACTGCTTTTTCTCTTAGTTCTTCATTGATAAACTTTTTCTTATCTAAAGCAATTAGTCTATTAACTGCTTTTTTGTTAGTAGCCATTTTAGCTAAAAAGATAGGAGCAGTCAAAACAACAGCGGGAGTAAGAATAGCTCCTGTTAGTCCTCCTACAGCGTAACCCCCCGCACCGGCCGTAGCCATAGTAAGCGATGAATATTCCTTACTTCTTAAGAATAAAGTACCTAAAGTACCTTCAGGTCTTTTACTTGCATCAGCAAATAAATTAAATAGTTTTTTGACTGTAGTATAGTCTTCACCCATGATAATTTTTAATCTTTTATCATCAGCAGGTCTACTAAATTTTGAAGCTAGTTTATTATAAGTAGCAATATCAAAATCTGGAGACCCGCTAGTAGGTAATAAGGTTTTTAGAAAAGACTGTTTAACTGCTTGTTTTGCTTCTTTTGCAGTACCATAAGGTATATCTATAGGAAATCTTGACCTTCTTCCTATTTGTTTATAAGCCTCATCTATACTTCTCATAAAAGCAGATATTTTATCTGTATTAGTTTGAGTTGTTAAAAGTTTACCTAACGCTTCAAAGTCTCCTTTTTCAGCGTTTTTAATTACAGTATCATTTATTTTAGGAAATAAAGTATTTCTAGCAATTTTATAATCTGTTTTTAACGCTCTATATTGCGCTGACGCTTTTGGATCAGCTTGTTTAAGTGTATTTAAAAGAGAGTTTTTTAATAAATCTTGAAGTTCACCAAGTTCTCTATCAGCAGTAGTATTATAACTAGGTGAATTTCTATCTCCAAATTGTTTCATTTGTTGAGTAATTTTTTTATCTATAGCTAACAAAGTTTTTGCAGACATATTTGGAAGCTCTAGTGTTTTTGTTAGTTGTTCATTAACAAACTTAATTGTTGCAGGGTCTAAAGTGGACACACTTTTTGTTTTTCTTCCTCCACCTACTATGCGAACGTCTGCTTTATCTAACTGAGCAACAGCTTTACCTTCAATAATGTCAAAAGTTTTTTCAGTATTTTGTTTTAAAAAGTTTTGCAACGCATTTTTTACTCCAGTAGCGTTTACTGTTTTATTTACTAATTGTGATTGTATAAAATTTAAACCTTCTTCATATGTTTCACTAAGAGCTATACGACCTGCCGATACGGTATCAAACATCGCATCTCCTATATCGGAAGGTGCTATGCCTGTTCTTAGATCAACTCTTGTCATTACTTCATCTAAAGCTTTTTGTGCGGCCTCATTTACTTTTGCAATGTTTCTTAAACTTTCTTGACCAGATAAAAGACCGGCTTCCGCTATTTTTTCACTAAAAATTTCTAATGCTGAAGCTTTTCCAGTTTGAAACCTAGTTAAACTAGAGCCTTGACTCTCAAGTATTTTTTGTGTCTGTCCTAATGATTCTTCGGAACCTGCTTGGGCCATTTTAGAACTAGCCGCTATCTCTTCTGCTACTTCTTTTGGTGTAAAACCTAACGCTTTTTTGGAAGCTAAAAATGCCGGCTTAATTACTTTTCCTGCGCCTAGTGTTCCTACGTCAAATCCTATGGATATTAAAGATTCTTTAACTGCTTTATCAAAGTTTAATTCATCTTTAGTTAAATAGTCGGAGGTTAAAGAACCTGTTCCTGTACCTAAAGCACCTCCCAATACCATACCTACAGGAATCAAAGGAGGAACGCCAGTCATTGCACCTGCTTTTGCTCCCGCTAGAGCTCCTCCAATACCAAAAGGTATGTCAAGATTGCTTTCTAAAAAACCTGCTTCATTTTCAACGGTAGCAACATTAAAATCTTCAACAGTTGCTAATCCATTTTTAATTGCTTTATCTTTTAATACTTCCGGACTAATGTTTGCAGGAACTCCCTCAATAACTGTACCATTAGGAAGCTGAATATTTACTAGCTCTGTCATTGTTATTCCTTATGTTAAATCGGAAAACTTAATTGTTTGTGTTTTATTTCTTTTATTTTTGCTTTCTTCTACAAGCTGATTAACTGCTATATCATAATCAGTATATAATGGATTTTCTAGCATAAGATTTCCGTTTTTAACTGCATCTCTAGCTGATTTAATTAAAACTTTAAGTATTCCTTGGTTAGCCGCGCTTCCTTTCTTTAAGTTTGGATAAATTGCTTCTATACGAGTTGCTTCACTATCAGATATAACACCACCAAAGAAAGGCTTTAAAACTTTATACATTTCTTGACCAAGAAGAACTTCTAATTCTGCTTTGTCTGCTGAAGTAGTTCCAAAGAAATCAGATAAACCATAAGCTACTAAATTTATCGGTCCTCCAGTTGGGACTTTATCTACTAAATCTACCGCTCTAAATAAGTTTTCTTCTGTCGCTATTAAACTTGGCATATTGGCTACAGCGTTCATTCTTCTTTTGCCATACTCTTCTTGAAGTTTAGCTTCAGTTTTTCCTTTTCTTTGAACTGCCGCAGTTTCACCTGAGCTTGTTAAAGGAGTTAGTTTACCTACAGGTTGTGCATTTGGTGATCCTCCAATAGGTGAAAATGAAGTTTCAGATGTCCCATCTTCAGGATTTTTTGCTTGAGTTGCATAGAAAAGTTGACCAGTTTCATCCATAACTTTATCTGATCCTCCAAACTGAAAAGGTAAAGCATCATCATCTCCAAAAGATAGTACATCTTTAAAATTAGCAGGAGTCAAGATACCGTTTCTTGCTAACTCGCCTAAACCTTGATCTTGAAAATATTTATCTAAATAAGAACCAAAAATATCTTGTTCTTTTTCTTTTTCTAATCTTTTTGCTACTTTATCTGCTTCAATAGCTCTTTTTTCTCTTATTCCAGTAGCTATATTTGCCGCTCTAATAGGATCGTAAGGAGTTATCATACTTACAAATGACTCAAGATCATCTAAATTAGTTAAATCTAAAGCATTTAAGTTTTGTCTTAACGTCTGTGCTTTTTCTTCTTCACTTGGAGGAAGCGGAGGTAATCCTAATAATCCTCTAACTCCTCCTGCAACACCTCGTCCTGCTTTAGTTATTTGCTGAGTATTTGCCCTCATTCTATTTAAAATATTAACTTGAGGATTAGAAGTAATTGGAGGTAACTGCTGAGTCATGCTAGTCCCAGTCAGTAAACCTACTAAATCATTAATAGCCATTAAAAACCACCTCCACCGCTAAGATTGCCCCCAGTACTGCCGCCACTTCCGGCCATTGCCGCGTTTGCAAAAGCAGTTTCTAGATTACCAAATAAATTATTAAAGAAACCAGACCTTGCGCTGTCCTTCTCACTTTGCATGTCTAACAAGTTTAGCCCTTGATTTCCATAGAAACCTAAACCACCTAATGTAGCCATTAGATTATCTCTAGCTCCTTGTAGTTGACCTTTTTGAGCTATTTGTGAACCTGCAAGACCTAGCCTAATTAAGTCTTGAATTTGTTTATTTCTGCTATCACCTGCTCCTAGTAATCCTTGGACTAATCCAAAGTCTTGGATTTGATCTCTTCTTGCTTGACCATAAGATCGGAACAATGCTTCATTTCTAGCTCTTTCTCTAGCTAAATCTAATGCAAGTTGCTCAGGAGTTCCACCAAACATTGAAGTTCTTAAGCCCTGTCGTCCTTGACCTCTTAGTCGACCCTCAAGAGCTAATTGTCTCTGTTCTTCTTCAGGCCTTTGAATGGCTCTTAATTGCTCATACAGCTTTCCTGCCTTAGCAAAGGGGTCTCCCTCTAGTTGATCAAGAAACATGCCTGAGGCGGCAAATAAACGGTCCTGCATGGCTTGTTGCTGAGGAGATAGGTTTATATTAAAACCTCCTTCTGCTGTAGCGTCAGCACCTCCGATTGAGGACGTAACACTAAAAGGTCGAAACTGAGCATCATCTCTAGCTTCCTGACCGGCATCAGTATACCGACCTAGCATTTCGTCCATAAAATTTCTTTGTCTTTTTATGGCTCTTTTAGAGTCTTTATATCCTAAAATGCCAGACACTATATCTCCAAATAATGACATTTAATACGTCCCTCCACTTATCGTTCCTGCTAAAGTTCCCGCAATATTGGCGGCTGTTATTGTTCCTGCTAAAGTAATATTTGTAGCATTAACTGTTCCTGTAAAAGTAGGACTAGCTAAGTCTGCTTTTGTAGTTATCGATGTTGCAACATTAGTAAACTCTGTGTCTATCTCAGCACCTTTAACTATTTTATTAGCATTACCAGAAGCCATAGAGTCCTTTGCTGTAAAATTTGTTGTTTTAGTATAATTAGACATTATATGATTCTCCCTAGTAATACACTTAAGTCTATTTGTTGTATTGAATATTCGGCCCCATCAATGGTAGTTTCAAGACCTATTGTTAATACTGCTCCACTTCCTGTTCCATTAACTTCTGGATTTTGTAAATCAAGTCCTCCTGAGTATTCAGCAGTAGTATTATATTCGCTTATTCCATATTCCGCTAAATTTGTTTGTTGGTTAGTATTTACAAATAATTGTTTGTTAAAATTAGTTGAATAATCATAAGCCCAATTTAGTACTGTCTCAGATGAATTATTACCTATAACTCTTATCTTAAGTTTTTTAAGAAATTTAACATTTGATGAATTACCAAAATTCATAGGATTGCTAAAATATCTTAAATCGTAAGTTTCGTTTGCTAGATATTGTCCACCAACTACTTTAGTATCGTTAAATCCAAAGTATTTATATATTCCCCCTAATTTACCTATTAACAAATCTCCATTTTTTCTAACACAAAAACATTTAGGATTTATTTCCGACCAAGTTGTTGCCCTATAAGTTCCGTCCTCTAAAGGAGACCTAATATCAAAACAAATTACAGTATTACTAGTAGGAAACGTAAGTAAATAAAAAGCCTCTTGTGTACTGTATGCTGATTTTATAGGCAATGTTTCTTGAGTAATTAAATCTAATACATCATTTCTAATATTTTTACTAACATTTCTCATAGGCAAAGATTTTTCCTGTATTACTCTGCCTAAACTTCTTACTCCTGTGTCTGATAAAAATAAAATATCAGTTCCTATGTTTTGTATAGAATCTCTGTCTATACACCCAACGCCTTCTATTGTGTCAGATAAAGAAAAAGCTCCCGCAGTTATAACATCATCTGGGTTTCTATAAATTAATATTTCATGCCTACCAAAAATAATTAAAAAACCATTATGTGCTTGTAATGAAACTATTTCATCTGCACCTGATGTCCAAACTTCTCTTACATCTAATGATCCTGCTGACGAGCCGCTTGTAGGAGGTGCTGTCAGCCAAACTTCACCGTTTAAATCATCTGAAAAATGTATTGTACTTTTATCGCTTGCTGTATCTGTTACCCAAATTCTACCAAAAGCGGCTAATGCTTCATTGCCTTGAGGAGCAGTTGTGTTTTTAGATAATGATGTACCATCATAAACTAAAGGAATATGACCTGTTTGAAAAAAGTAAACTTTATCGGCTAAATTTACTGCTTTCCAATTATTAGCTGATATTGAATATCCTGTAGGTAAAGTTAATTCAGTTAGAGTCGAATCTCCTTTATATATTTTATTATTACCAGTGGAAAATAAAGTAACTGCACCGTCAAGGTTTGTAGCTTCAAATATAGTTTCAATATCTTTTGTAACATCAGCATCGCTTATTCTAGTTAAACCTTTTCGTGATCCTATTCTTCCTTGCTTATCTATTACACAGTTATCAGCAACGGAAGCAAAATTAGGATTAATACCTACAGGAGAATCTTGAGTATTTATTCCAAAAAATCCTGGAGCCTGTATAGTAAGTTGTTTTATTTGTTGGGCCATTATACGGGCTTCCAAATAGTTTCATCTTCAGTTCTTGCTACATCTAAAGCAACACGATCAGCTAGTGTTTGATCAGCTATTCCAAACAATTCTGCCGCAGAAGTTCCTCCTGTTTCTCCTCTTTCCCTTGCCGCTAGTGCGTAAGCATATTGTATTATAGCATCTGAGGGTGCAAATGCTTTGTCTCCATTATTAGACATTCTACCTTTTTTATCTACAGCATTTACTCTAATAGTATATACTTTATCAGGTATAGGATAAATATCAATCAAAGCTTCTCCTGATTCACTAAAACCATTCCACGAATAATATTTAGGTGAAGACCTTGGTACTTCATCAACATTATTTAAAAAAGCATTGTTCATCCAACTTGATGATACAGGAGTCATAAAACAATTAGAAGTATCGTTAATAACATCTAATGTTTTTAAACCAACATCTGATCCTGCTAACTGATAACTAAATGTTCCGGCTATAGTATTTATTGTAAATGTTGTTCTTAGCGAGTGCCAATCCCAAGAATCCTCAACAATTCTTTTAGCATCATTTACTAATTCACCGATTAATTGAGAATAAGAATTTGCTGAAACAGTATCTACTGTATTTTCTCGAAGTCTTATTAGAACACTATTAACTATTTCTAAATATGTCATGCTTTCCCCTTAACTCTTTCGACCCCTCTAATTCCAGACAT